CACGGAGGTCAAGTAGGCGGTATAATTAGATTATTAGCTGTAGAAAGTAGCGGCTACAACAGTGGTACAGAAACAGTAGTACCCCCCGAGCTTGATTATACTGTACAAGAAGTTATAAATGAAAGAACTTTCAAAGTGAGGGCACTCAGACGTCTTGCTGATGACACTGAATTTTTAGAAGCAACAGCAATTGCTGATTGGCCGTTAGTACAAGTATTTGACGAAGTATTACTTGATACTAACACAAGCGATGTACACGACTTTTTCCTTAATGAAACAGCATATGACGGTCGTAAGTGGGGCGATTTTAACGAAAGCGATTCTATAACAGTAGATGACAAAACTGCACTTACAAATCATTTGCAAGGTATTAGTCAAACTGCAACTATAGATAACCGAGTGAAAATTGCGCTAGCTGAATTAAAATCAAGAAGAAATGTAGGCACAGTAGAAGATACTGTTCCGGTAATGAAACAAGAAGCTGTACTTGGTTTTGGCTCCCAAATGAGTGTTGTTGCATGGCACGGCGCAACTGTACGTTCTGGTATTTTTGATGATCAAAATGGTATTTTTTGGGAATTTGATGGACAAAACGTTAGTGTAAATCAACGTACAGGTACACAACAATTAGCAGGAACATGTGCTATTGAAGTTGACAGCAATACTGTTACTGGTACAGCAACAAGATTTAGAGACCAAACAAAGGCTGGCGATAGAATTATTATTAGAGGTATGACACATGTTGTATCACACGTTGTTAGCCAAACAGAAATCAATGTAACACCAGATTTTAGAGGTGTTACTGATATTACTGGTGCAAAAGCTAATTTAGTAGTTGACAAAAAAGTGAAACAGCAAGACTTTAACTTAGATACACTTGACGGTGCTGGACCAAGTGGTTACGATATTGACATTGCTAAGATGCAAATGATCGGTATTCAATACAGTTGGTATGGTGCTGGTTTTATCGACTTTATGCTACGTGGCTCAGATGGTAACTTTGTATTTGCACATAGAATGCGTAACTCAAACGTAAACACAGAAGCGTTTATGCGTTCAGGTAACTTGCCTGTGCGTTACGAAGTTACTAACGAAGGCTATCCAGCAAAACTTGCAGCAGCACTAGATAATACACAAACTACGATTCCGTTATTAGATAGTAGTTTCTTCCCAGAGTTTGGAACTGTGTACATCGATAATGAAATTATTAGTTTTACTGCTAATGACAAAACAACAAATACACTTACTGGATGTACAAGAGGCACTGCACTAACTAACTTCCAATCAGGAGCAGAAAGAACGTATAGCGCAGGCGCAGCGGACGCACACGTAGATAAAACTGGAGTAGTATTAATTAGTAATACAATTACTCCGTTGATATCACACTGGGGTTCAGCATTTTTAACAGATGGCGGATTTGACGAAGATAGAGGATACATTTTCTCATACGCTGAAACAGGTCTTAATGCAAATACAATTAAACAAACAGCGTTTATGTTAAGACTAGCACCTAGTGTTTCTAATGCTATTATTGGCGACCTAGGTGAAAGAGAATTGCTTAACAGAGCACAGTTGTTGTTGCAAGGACTAGAAATTACATCAGATGGTTTTGAAAGCGACGGCACTCCTATTCAAGGCGGCATTGTTATTGAAGGTGTGTTGAATCCACAAAACTATCCAATTAATCCAGCAGATGTTGGTTGGACAGGACTGTCAAGCGTTGCACAAGGTGGACAACCTAGCTTTGCACAAGTTGCATCAGGTGGTAGTGTGAACTGGACAACTGATAACACTGTTACAAACACCACAGGTACTCAAATATCTAATACAACTGGCACATTAGACAGTGGTATATATACCAGTTATCGAAGAAATAGTGTAGTTTATGTTAACGCAACAGACTTTAGAAATACATTCGGAACCGATATTAATGCAGTCCTTGGAGCATCTATTGTAGATAACGTTCAAGGTCGAATTCCAGCTAACACAACTATTACTGGCGGACAGATAAACGGTAGCGGCGACTATGGCTATCTTCGACTTTCAAATCGTATATCAGGCAACATTAATGGAAATCAATCAAATAGATTTGACATTACTCGAAATGCTACGCTTGTAAACAGGAACTATGCATACATAGACTCAACTAGTTATGCTGCTTCGGGTATTACGCTAGGAACACCAGTAACCGAATCCGGCGGAAGTGTAGTATTCCCTGCAAACACAAGTGTATCTGCAATATCCCAAAAAATATTTGGTAGTGTAACATATTACGAAGTACAGTTTAACAACGCATTTACAGGAACACTAGCTGCAGGCACAGGAACAATACAATTTGCATTTAGTCAACCTCCGTTTGCACAGCCGGGCGAAACAGTATTTTCGTTTATTGCTAACCCAGGAGAAAGATCAACTGTGGACTTTAGTGAATTGAAAGAACTTACAAATACCACACTAGGTGGCAGAGGAACCTTCCCAAATGGTCCAGATGTTCTTGCAATTAACGTGTATAAGGTTTCGGGTGCGGATGCAAATGCAAACCTTATTCTAAGATGGGGTGAAGCACAGGCCTAAAGAGCCTGTGCAAAATCCCACAAGTTATTATAAACTTGTGTTTGTTTTTTAATAGGTCTGTAAGAATGTCTACTACTTAATAGTTCTTCAGTTTCAACACCGTGACCTGTGCGCACAAGTATAGGTGTTGCTTTTACCTTGAATGCAGCTTTTAAATCAGTAATTTTATCACCTACATAATATCCTGTAGACCAATTTAAATTTTTAATATCCGTGGCTGCTTTTTTAAACATACCTACGTTAGGTTTTGCAAACGGATCTTGTTTTACATTAGATGCACTAAAATATATTCCGTCTATACTAGGACATCCTGCTTGACCAAATAAGTCAAGCATGTAATGATGTAAAGTGTTTACATCATCCTCTGTATATAGTCCTTTGTGTATGCCGGCTTGATTTGTAATTATTACAACTTTGTGACCCTTTTGTCTAATCAAAGACACAGCTTCTATAGATTTTGGTATAGGCTCAAAGTCTTCTTTTTTCCAAGTATATGTACCACGATCTAAATTTATAACGCCGTCTCTATCTAATCCTACAACGCTTTTTTTAAAATTATCTATAGTGTGTTGAGAATTTTTAAGATGGTTGTATCGGCTCATTTTCTACCTTCTGGCTATCACCTGGAAAGACTCTATAATTATCTTCAACTGAATCAGCAGTACTAACCTCAGTAATAGTTCCTGCTGTAATAGCTGTCAGCTGATGAGGTTGTAATGGAGGATTATGCCATGTATCCCCCGGCTTTAGTTCTTGTGAGAACAACTCTGCTGTTTTAGTATCTATCCATCTTACCATAAATCTGCCTTCATTAACAAACCATGTTTCATCTTTTTCTTTATGAAAATGCATTGAAAATTTAGCACCGGGCTTATTAAATACCATAAGCTTACCACAGTATAAATCATTAGTAGCCCAAATTAATTCTATGCCCCAACCTTTTTCTACTGTTCCTGAAAGTCTACTTGCCATGTATATAATCCTCTATGTTAATCCAATCTATGTCCAATACTGAATTTAGTTTATCCATTTTTGCACATGTAAATTCTTGATACTGTGATTTTATGTTTTCTGGCATCGGCACATATTCTATATTGCCGCCATGCTTGTTAACAATAGCCTGTGCTACAGATTCAAAGCTCACAGAACGTCCTGTACCTACATTGTATATGTCAGAACTATTAATATCTAACATTGCTTCGTGTACTTTACACACATCATCAACACATATAAAATCTCTACGATAGTTATTACTATCTTCAAATAATTTAATTACACCATTGTCTTTGGCTTGATATGCAAATTTAGTATAAGGACTTGCTTGATCGCCTTTGTGTTCTTCACCTTCTCCGTATACATTAAAATATCTAAAACCTTGTATGTTTATTTGAAATTCATCCTTAAGTTGCACTACAAATCTATCAAATAGGTACTTTGTCCATGCATAAGGTGATTGAGGTTGTAATGGACCATGCTCAATAAAATGCGTAGTGGGTCCATACACACTTGCGCTAGAAGCATATTGCATATTAACACCCATCATATCACAAGTTTGTGCAAGCCTAACGCTAAATTCAAAATTTGTTTCCATAATTTCTTCTACGTTTGTAAACGTTGTAGAAGTAATTGCACCTAGATGTATAACCCAATCGTATCCACTCGGATCAGGTATTGTACCAGGAATATAATCCCAACCTTCTACATCATGGCCTTTGCGTTGCAGATATTTTGCAACGTTTGATCCAATAAATCCTTTGTGTCCTGTAACTAATATTTTCATTTGCTGTTCTCTATAATCTGTGTTGTTGAATATCCATCCACTGTAGGTATAATATGTACATCAGCTAAATTATGTCCTACTACGGTTTCAACAGTATAGTCACCACCTTTTACAATTAAGTTAGGTGCTATATGTTTAATTAACTCATAAGGAGTATCTTGTTCAAAAACGTGAACTTCGTCTACCCATGGTAATATAGATATTTGTTCAACACGTTTTTTTATGTTGTTTACTGGGCGATTATTGCCCTTTAGACGTTTTACACTTGCATCTGAGTTTATACCCACAACAAGTCTATCGCCTAAACTACGTGCTTCTTTTAGTAAATTAAAATGTCCTGTGTGCATAATATCAAACACACCATTTGTAAAAATTACACGCTCTTCAATATCATTGTGCGCTAGTGTATATGTGCCTACGTGCTGTACTGCACATCTAGAACCTTTTATAGCAATCTCTAAACATTTCATATAATCATAACTTTTAGTTAAGCCATATACAAATGCTGCTAAGAAACAATCGCCTGCTCCTGTAACATCTGATACTTCTACTTGTGCAACAGGAAGATTATAATCAACATCGTCTATACAAGCAACTACATTATCACTGGCATTAGTAGTAATGATATTGCCATTCCAATCACTAAATCCAAACTTAGTAAATTCACTATTATTAGGTTTTACTAACCATGCGTTTTTGTACTGAGTTGCATGTTCTTTAGGGTCTACAATAATTTTACAACCAAATTTATTAATATGTTCTATAATTTTTAAAGATTCATCTAGAACACCTTTGTTATAATCACTTAGTACTACATAATCATACTTAGAAAAATCACTACATAATACTTCATCTAAAACTACGTTTGAATTTGCATGTTTATCGTTGTCTATACGGGTTATGTAATGACCGTCACATATTATACGTGTCTTAATACTACGTGGTTGATTTGTTTTAAATAATGTAACATCAACTCCTAAACTTTTAAGATTCTCATATACAAGTCCTGCCCCTCCAAGTGTTTCAACTTCGCTCTTGTATGTAATTACAGGAACGGGGGCTTCGGGACTAATGCGTGAACTAGTACCGTAGATATACTTGTCGATGATTATGTCACCAAGAACTAATACTTTCATCTTTATATTATACTACGTTTGATGCGATATGTCAAGTAAATTTATGGTTTGGAATACAGTTTCTAATTTATTTAAATTTACTTTACTTTGTAATGTATTGCGTAAACCAAAATGTAATGGTTTTGGCCATTTGGTAAATGCACTCCATGCATAACCGTCATGTTCGTTATTAAGGGTAGGTATAAATTCAGATTGGACAACGCAAAGATATGTGTGGAAATAAAATTTACTATCTGCACTTATAAAACTTTCTAAAGGCAAAGTTTTTTTAATGTCTGGCAAAAAGCCAATTTCTTCTTCTATCTCTCTTGTTAAACCTTCGAATGGTGTTTCTAATCCTTCATTTGTGCCGCCAACTAGCCCCCACATGTTATTACGTTTGCCGTTTGCTCTATGTAAAAAAAGAAATCTATTTGTATCTAAAGTATAGAATAGTGCTCCACTACATGTAATCATATCTGTCATACATATAATTAGCCCGTTAGTGATATTCTCCATGTACCAATTGGATACTCGCCATCTATACTAAGTAGCCATTCGTTATCTCTAAATCTGTATTGAACGCTTGTGTTTAAATTAGTTGTGTAAGTTGTAGATGTAGCAGTACTAGAATCAAACACAATATTCCATTTGTTTCCATCCCACTCAATTATATCATTTGCGCTTGCAACTAAGTTAGTATTATCAGCATTTTTCCAAGCCGATGCTCCTGATCCAGTAGTTTGATCACCAATACTTTCTAATAGTAATAACCTTAAACCTGAAGATTTTATCGAAGACGGATTAAAGTTAGTTGGATTTATAATGTAATCTATGGTAGTTCTACCATCTATAATAGTGTCACTTGGAAAACTATCCATGTCCCAATTTATTTCTAGTTTACCTTCGTCAAACGGATTATGTACAAACGTGCCTGTAATTGTATTACTATTTTCATTATTGTTTACATATATTCTACTAACGTCTGCCATATATGTTCCTGGAAGTGCTTCAAATATTTCATTCCAACTCTTCATTCCAACAACACCGTTATTAATTAATTGCGCACACGATGTTTCTAGGTATAAACCGTATTGTTTATAGTTTACGTTTGCTAGTTCCTTTGCTACAGCAGTTTGTGCTTTACGATTTTTATCGCCTCCTGTGAGTCCTGATAAGAAGTCAGTGCCTGCATTTGTAATAGGCCCACTTACACCATCTTCGATAGTACCTCTAGTTTCGTCAAACATGCTTGTTATAATATTGGTAATAACCCCCATTTTCTTAACTTTAGTCGGAGGACTAATGTATATTGGGATACTAAAAGTAAGTGTAGCAATATCAATTTCACTATCAACTCCTACAGGTACACTTCTATTTGACCATTGTACGTTTTCTAAATTTACAACAGTAATACTTGTCCAGTCAATAAAATTATCTGTAGTTTGCATTTCTAAACTTGGATTAAACAACACAAGTATTTGTTCAAGTAGTTGTAATTTTTGATCAGTATTTGTAGCCCATATATCAGCATTTACTCTCATCATATACGGAGTTGGTATTAATCGTTCTACCGTATAATTCTTTCCTTGATAGTTTAAATATTCGTCAGTCGTTTCGTCATATGCTCGTTCACGTATGTTTACTGATCTAGTATATGTTGCATCAGTTAATCTATCTCTATCTAATTCCAGCCCAGTAAGATACACTGCGATACGCGGCGCACTAGGAATTTTGTTTTCTGAATTTTCTCTAATAATATTTGCAACTTGTCTTGATAAATCGCCGTATGTTACAGGCACTTCTTTAGTTTTACCTTTACCATCCTTAACTGGAAAGTTGCTTAAAATACGCATCATTTGTGTTGTGTATCTTCTTATTTGTCCGTCATAAAAATGTAACATTAGTTATCTGCCTCTGGTGTACGTGGGCGCAATGCTTTAGATAAGCTTTGTCTTTCTTCTACAACTTCACCGTCTATGTTATTTGTATTAGTATTATTAATAAATTCTGTTTTATACGTTTGACGTTGTAGTGTATTACTTAGAGTCATTCTAATATCATCTTCTACTTTAACCCATCTTATACCGTCATATTTAAACATTCTATTTGGTAGGAAATCTGTACGTAAAAAATAATCACCTTCTTGATGATCTACAGGAAACTTAATACCAAAACCAAAAGGTGCTCCGTTTGGCGCATTGTCTCCTTGACCTACTAGATATCCTGTATACCCGGATCTATCAGGTCTATCAGTAACTTCGTCTGCATTTGTATTAACATTTGATGCATCGATATCGCCTTGGTCAGCAGTACGCAATGCAACACTTCCGTCCTCGTTTGTTGCTAAAGAATAATAATGACTAATATCAAAGCCGCTTTTAGGAGCATCAGCTTCTGCTTGTGCAACTACTGCATTTGAAATTTGCATTTCTTTTTCGTATGTTGATAATAAATCGCGTAATGTATTATCACTACCTTCTTCTGCAGGTAAATCTAATATTTCTGCAAATTCTTGCGAGTCTACTATTTGCTTTAATTTCAGTCTATATAAATGTGGATACCAAGTTTGTGAAAATCCTTCTGCTGCACGATTAACATCGTCTACCACATAAAATCTTTTCAATGCAAAAGCAGCATCATTAAGAGCGTATTCATCTTTTAAATGCGGTAATTCAATTACATCACCGCTCATAATTTTTCTGCCAAGTGTTTTTACACTACTGTTAATATGTATGGTCATAAACAATGTGTCATTGCTAAGAAACATACCAAACTGGCTTAAATCAAAATCTATATCTTGTACATTATATATTGCTCGCATTGTATAAATGTCAGGATCATATTTCCTGTCACGATTTTCTAAGAACAATAAATCTTGAATATTAGTTTCTGCAACAGCATCATATTCTGGCTGTGTAGCACTTCTGTCGTCATCTGACGGCACTTCAGTACCTAAGTATTTGTGTATGTTAATATCAGTTCCGCCAACAGTAAACATCTCTTGGATTTGTTTATCTAAGAAGTTGTAATCGTTTCCGCGTTCTGGTTTATATAAAGATATTCTCGGCATATATATATTTATCGATAAATACTATACGGAGAACTTGTATGGCAGAACTAGCAACACAAAAACAAGAAGTATATGATTATGTAAACACATTCCTTGGCGGAGGAATGATTGATGTTGAACTTGATCCAATACATTATAAAACTGCATTAGATAAGGCACTTTCTAGGTTTAGACAACGTAGTGATAACAGTGTTGAAGAATCGTATATGTTTTTAACAACGGTAGTAGACCAAAACGAATATATATTACCTAACGAAGTTATGGAAATTCGTAAGTTATTCCGTAGAAGTATAGGTTCTAGATCAGGCGGTGGAGATGGTGGCAGTTTATTTGAACCGTTTAATTTAGCATATACAAACACTTATTTGTTATCTGGTTCTAAAATGGGCGGCCTAGCAACTTACGATATGTTTTCACAGCATCAAGAACTTGTTGGCAGAATGTTCGGCAGTTTTATTGAATTTAAATGGAACCCAACGAGCAAAAAATTAACATTATTACAACGTCCAAGAGCTGAAGAGGAAATATTATTGTATGCATACAATTATCGTCCCGATAACGAGCTATTAAACGACTACTTAGCATCACAATGGATTAAAGACTATACACTAGCAGCTTGCAAATATATGTTAGGGGAAGCACGTTCAAAGTTTGCAACTATTGCAGGCCCACAAGGTGGATCAACTCTTAATGGCGATACATTAAAAGCAGAAGCGCAACAAGAAATGGACAAGTTAGAACAAGAAGTATCACTAGCTGTACCAGGCGGCGTTGGCTATAGTTTTGTAATTGGTTAAAAAACACTTGACAACTTCTTAAAACTAAGCTATACTACACAGTATACTTTAAGGAGAATCCTTTGCTACCCAAACTATTAATTGTAGGACACGGCAGACACGGTAAAGACACTGTTTGCGAATTACTTGAAAATTACAATTATTCTTTTCAATCTAGTAGTAAGTTCTGTTCTGAACTTTTTATCTTTAATGATCTTAAAGATCAATACAATTATAAAGATGAAGAAGCATGTTATGCTGACAGGCATAATCATCGAACAGAATGGTATAATATGATTCATAACTATTGCAAAGATGATTTAGCTAAATTAGGGCGTAACTTATTTGCTAAACACGATATATACTGCGGCCTGCGTAACAAGCGTGAATTCTTTGCTATGCAAAATGAAGAACTATTCGACTATGCAATTTGGGTTGATAGGACAGATCATTTGCCCTCTGAAGATTCTAGTTCAATGAGTATTGAACAGTGGATGTGTGACTACACTATTGATAATAACGGAGACTTAAAAAGACTAGAGCAAAACGTAGATATTTTAATTAAGACTATTTTTAAAAATCAGGACGTAAGTCTCCCTGCTTCCAATGAACGCCGTCTTTTTGCATAATGCGCTGACAGTTAGCACAAATAGTTTTTAGATTATTAGGTCGACAGTTATTTAAATCACCGTCAATATGAAATACATTAAATTGTTCTTCGTGTTTTGATTTGAACCCGCACTTTTCACATTCAGTTTTCTTTTCATAACCACGTTGTTTCCATTTTGGAATACCGTGCCCTAAACCGTGCTTCAAACAAATCTCACATAGCTTTCTATAGTAAGTTCTGTTATTCTTTTTATAATTTATAGCGGCCGGTCTTTCACCGCATTGGCATAAAGGTCTCATATTGTATTTACCTCACCTTTTTTATCCCTTTTTTTAGCTAATTATAGCTATGATTTTGTTCTGGATAGCTAAATACATACAGCGAAACATAATTCCAACAGGAGAACAAAACATGGCACTAGTATCACCAGGAGTAGAAGTCAATGTAATTGACGAGAGCTTCTACACACCAGGGGCAGCAGCTACAGTTCCAATGGTATTTGTCACAACAGCGACAAATAAAACAAAGGCATCTGGCAGCGGCATTGCACAAGGAACATTGGCAGCAAATGCTGGCAAACCATATCTCGTAACAAGTCAAAGAGAATTAGGCGACTTGTTTGGAGATGCATTATTTGAATCGGATGCAAACGGCAACATGGTTCATGGAGGAGAGCTAAATGAATATGGACTTAATACTGCATACTCATTACTTGGCGTATCTAACAGAGCATATGTTGTAAGAGCAGACTTAGATTTATCAGAACTTGCTGCAAGTGCAACTGCACCAGGCGGCGAACCAGCAGACGGTGCTTGGTGGTTTGATACACTAAACACCAAGTTGGGTATTTTAGAATGGAATGGTGAAGCTATTACAACTAGCGGCGGCCAATCATTTACAGCAGTTACAACAAAAGTAATTACTGAAACTACTGACTTAGTTGGAAATGTTGCAACAGGTATTCCAAAAGGATCAGTAGGCGCAATTGGAGACTTTGCTCTTAACGCTGCAGCTGATTCTAACAAACTATATTATAAAGCATCAGGTAACGCAACAGGTGTTACTGCAGGCGAATGGGTGACAGTTGGTAGTAATAAATGGATGGCAAGCCATGCAACAGTCAAAGGTACTTCACGTAATCCAACACTTGTAAACGGTGACGAAATTGTAATTAACACAGTGACAGTGACACTAGCTGGAACTACAATTGCTAATTTAGCAAGCGATATCAATGGTGCAGGCATTACAGGTGTAAGTGCAGCGGCAGTAGACGGCGTATTAGAAATTTACGGTGATTCGACTGCAACTTCAAACGGTAGCGATGCAGACGGAAAGATTGTAGTTGGTGGCGGACAAGGTTCACTTACAGGACTTGCTGACTCAGCAGCTGGCGGCTTAGGAATTGAAAACGGTACGTATAGTGTACCAAGATTAACTATTGCTCCGCATACAAGTGTACCTACTTATAAAACTGGCGACACAACACCAGCACCAACCGGTAGCTTATGGATTAAAACTACAGTACCAAACGGTGGCGCTAACTGGAGAGTCAAGCAATATAGCACAGATACACAACTTTGGAATAATGTTAATGCTCCGTTATATACGAGCAACCAATCTGCGCTAATGGCATTAGATAAAACAGGTGGCGGCGAAAATTTACTTGCAGACGATTTATACATAAGAGTAAATATTGATGAGGAAACACCAACTGTAGCAAACTATAAAATTCATTATAGAGCCGCAGTAGGCGCTACTTCAATTGTATCTGACAAAATTGTTTCACAATTAACAGCTGGCACAAAAGCATTTACAATTGCTGAAACAGTAAAAAATTCTGCGACACTTGCAAGTAAAGCTGTAACTAACGTAGTTATTAACGGCACAACAGCAGATGCAGATACTATCGCAGGCGCTATTAACGCTGCTAACTTTACAAACGTTGTATCGTATGTAAACGCACAAAACAGAGTTGTTATTGAGCACAAGTTAGGCGGAGATTTCCGTATTATAGATACAGACGGTCTTTTAAATGAAATGGGATTTGCTGGTCTGACTGCTAACGAAAGCAATAGAGATCTTGCTACAGCAAACTTATATGTTGCACCAACAGGCGATGCTACGCATAGTTTAGTTGCTTCTAACTGGAAGCCATTAACATACACTGCATCACCAGCAGAGCCATTAGCACTTACATCAGATGGACAGCGTTGGTATAGCTCAACAGTTGACGATGTTGATATTATGATTCACAATGGTACTACATGGGTAGGTTATCAAAACTACAATGCAGACTATGCAGACACAGACCCAAGTGGTCCAATTGTAAGTGCATCTAAGCCAACAAAACAGTCAGATACAACACCGTTAGTAGATGGAGACATATGGGTTAGCACAGCTGACTTAGAAAACTATCCGCTAGTGTATCGTTATAATGGCACATCAACTGACTGGGTATTAGT